GTGTTTTACACGAAATATACGTAGTTATGGTCTAGTTGACCGATGATGATGGCATAGCGGGATAACCGCTGGAAGTTTATTGTCGACGAAGCAGTCAAGTATCCAAATAGGTAACTTGGTTGACACATTTACAACTGGACTCGTTGAATTGGTATGTTCCAAACGAGGTGCACGACTGTGTATCTGTTTTGGTCGACTGACTATCTACGGGGGAGAAAACCCCTATAGTAAACCTGCAAAGGGGAGAAAACCCCTGGAACAAACACGTACGGAGAGCCAACTCCTATATCAAACAACCCCGTCTCATGTCCGCGGGATGGACATTGTTCACTATCCCGACTGTTTTTAAGCGTCATAAAGATGAATTTAACAGGATAATAATAAATTTGTAGTCAAGCTATGTAAAGGCGAACTACCCACCGATTAGCGGTGGCTTTCAGGTGATGAACCTGATTGATATATAATAGATTGCATGAGATTATTCATTTATGTAAGAGGAAATAAAAATAATAAATTACAAAACCTTCTCTTACTCGTAAGTTAGATTACGATCTCACATCTCTAATTCCAAGCTATACTTGGTCTATCTTAGTGGAATGGCATTAGCCGGTTTTACAAGAAAGCATAATAAGGGCTGACCTCTCCGAAACTTAATTGTTCGACGTTACCCCTGAAAACTCTAGGATCCCTAACAAACCTCTCCGCTCCTAAGGGACGACGTTAACTGTTACTAACTGATTTTGCTACTTATGAACCCACTTCGAGAAACCTCGTATATACTCCCCAAGAATGCCTAGGGGACAGGGTCCAACCTGTTTAAAAAACGGACTAGTCAGCGGTGACGAAAAATACCCTTCCAAGATCCAGAGACAACTATACGAATATAACGATGAACACAATGATTTACGCGAACTCTGAACTTGCTAAGATTGAGCAGGCCGTGCTTTTTGAAGTGCCTCCTGTTAATCTTAAACGGGCCCGTGAGGCCCACACAGCACACCGATTGCGATCCGTGTGCGCCAGTCGATTGCAAGATTTTAATATCTTCCAAATCGACGGGTATCTTACTACACCTCCGGTGAGTATGTCTGCAAACACTGATTACATTGTTAAGTTGATAGAAAATATCCTTACATTGATTGGTATGATTGCTAAAGCTGAAAAACCTGACGACTACTCTTTCGCCATTGCTGTTTTTGCGCAGTGCCGATCGAATAAGTCTCTTACCTCTATGCTGATTGATCAGTGGAGTGATGTCTTTAAAGCCTTCTTACAAGATGGTTCGACAACTGCCACTTTTTCTGTTCTTCGGAACCTATTAGATAAGTATGACAGTGTTAAGAAGCTACCCATTTTCCAGAAACTTTACAAATTTCTGATGTACTGCATTGGCACCTCTCTCTTTGAAAAGATGGGTGTCAAGTTCAATCCAAAGCGTTTTGGTCTACTTGAAGAAGCCTTAATTAAAAAAGAGTTCCATATGGGACCAGACTTCATTCATTGTATGCTAGATACGATTTTGTTTTTGTGCGAAACCGGCCACCAATGTATGGTAACTGGGTCATTAGATCCTATTTTCCATCATGAAACCACTTATGAGAAGTGGATTCAAGGAGCCGAATTGATTCGCACTCAAGCGAAATTTATCACTAACCCTGAGCCTCATGGCTTTACTGTTTTTGACTTTTTGAGTCGTCTAGATGATACTCTGGACAAAGGTAAATCGATGATCAAGTTTGCTGGCAAGGATTCCTTCGCCGCGAATATTGTACGCCGGTTGGTGTTAGATTTGGAAAATATCCGTGCAGATTGCCGGACAAAACGCTTGGCTCAACAGGATCGAAAAGCACCTTTTGCTGTTTTGGTTTCTGGGGGGTCGAGCATTGCGAAGAGTACATTCACTAAGTTGCTGTACTACCATTTTGGTAAATTATTTAACCTTCCCATAGGTTCTGAATTTAAGTACACGCGAAACGCCTTTGACCAATACTGGACTAATTTTAACTCTAGTCAATGGTGCGTTCAATTGGATGACATTGCCTTTTTGCACCCCAATTCATCACAAGGTTGTGACCCTTCTTTAATGGAGATGTTGCAAGTGGTGAATAATGTACCCTATGTACCCACTCAAGCTGATATCGTAGATAAAGGAAAAACTCCTCTTCGTGCACGCTTTGTAGTGGCTACTACCAATACCGAGAACCTTAATGCGGAAACGTATTTTGCTTGCCCACTGGCTGTTCAACGTCGCTTACCTTACATTATCTCTTTGGTTCCCAAACCTGAGTATTGTCGTGAGGGCTGCACTATGATTGATACAGCCAAGTTACCTGCTATTGCTGAAGGTGAATACCCAGATTTTTGGGTTATTACTGTTAAGCAAATTCGCCCTAAGACAAAGGACGAAGGTTGCAGGCGCTCTACCCATATGGGTGAAACTGCTGAAGCCGTAGTATTGGAGACTTATTCAAATGTCTTCGATTTTCTTAAATGGTTTAGTGGAGTTGCTCGTGTGGCCGAAGAGGTGCAAGATCGCGCTATGGCGTGTGATGAGCATATGACTAAAGTTGAGTTGTGTGCACATGATATCCCTAAAAATAAGTGCACTACCTGCTCCCAGGAATTACAAACCTCGGATATGGTTGAATATAGCACTGAATGGACGCGCGAAGTTCATCGTCGTCAATATATAGACGACCCGGAACTAAACACCCCACACTACCCCTCAGGATATCAATATACTGTTGAAGGTATCATGAAGCAAATAGCTGAGATGGACATTGTTGCCCGTTTAGCTGTTTTGTGGTACTACTCTGTGTTGTGGATTATGCAAACTTTCACTTGGGGACCCGTTTTTGTTGGGTTCTTCTTTGGAAGGTGGTATGTTTTTTGGTTAGGAGCTCGTTTGCTCCATATTCCTCAAATGCGCCACATTTTGTTTCACTTGTTGGGTTATCAAGCCTACCGCCGAGTTTGCCAAAAAGATGTTTTAGTCTTTTGTGCAGCTATTGGTACTGGTATTTCGATCTGGAAAGCTTATAGCCTCATGTCTCGAAAGAATATTTTATTCGAGAATGCGCCAGAACCTACAGCTGAAAAATCCTCTGATAATAGTGGTCATCTACAAGGCTTGTCTGAAGAGCGTGGCTCTAAACCAGAAGCCGTGGGTGATAAACAGGAGAACGTTTGGTACAAAGATCATTTTGAGTGTACTACATTTGATGTTACACCTTCTATCTTGTCAAAATGTTCGTGGTCTCTTGATGATACCACAAAATATGTAGCCAACAATTGCGTGGCATATACGCTGCGCGCCCGAACCGAAACTACAATTTGCGAAAAATTCGGTAAAGGCATTTGTCTAGGGGGACATACTTATGTGTTTAACAACCATGGTTTCCCTTATGATACTTTTGAGTTGGATATTATTTTCCAGAGCTCTAAGGGGGGTATTAATCAGAACTTTACAACACTGGTTACACCCATCCAGATTATGCGCTTTCCTTTAAAGGACTTGATTGTGATCAAGCTTCCATCTATCCCTCCGAAAAAAGATATACGATCGCTTTTTGCGAAAGAGACGTTCGAGGGACGATTTGATGGTCAATATGTGACTCGCATGAGAGATGGTGATCTCTGTGTACGTTCCTTTAAGGCCACGAAGCTCCACAAAAATTTTGAATTTGTGGATAAAGATCGCAACACCCATATTGTACATAATGTATGGTCTGGGCATACAGCAGTGCCTACTAATGTGGGTGATTGTGGATCCTTACTTATCGTGAAGACGAGTATGGGTCCTATGCTGTTAGGTATCCATGTTTTGGGTGGTTTTGACACTGTTTGCACCTCTCTTTCTATCACTAGTGAATTCGTTTACTCAGTAGATGGTGAGATGATGAGCGACAATGAACCCTCCCTACAAGTGGGTAACTTTAAAGCCACTCTGGTTGAGCTTGGCCAAAAATCTACTGTGCGCTATGTTGAAGAAGGTACTATGATTGTCCATGGCTCCTTAGCTGGCTTTCGCGGGAAAATGAAATCTCGCGTACGTCCTACACTGATGAATCAATTGGCTGTCCGGGATGGGTATCAAGTAAAGAATGGACCTCCCGTGATGAACTCTTATGTTCCGTGGCGCAAGGCTATCTTAGATATGGCTCGGCCCGTCACACACATTGATTTGACAGTGTTGCAAGAATGCGTCACAGCGTTTACTGACGATATTTTATCTCAGTTGAAACCAGAGGATCTAGCGCAAGTAATTGTGTATGATTTGAATATAGCCATAAATGGCAGACCTGGTTTGGCCTATGTGGACAAGATGAACCGCAACACAAGCGCGGGCTTCCCATTTCGCAAGTCGAAGAAGCATTTCTTGGAAGCATGTACTCCATTTGATGATTATCAACACCCTGTAGTGGTTACTGATGTTATTAAGGAGGAGATGGATAAAATAATTGAGTGCTATGAGAGCGGGAAAGTGTACTGCCCCGTTTTTGTAGCATCTCTTAAAGATGAACCTACGTCTTTTAAAAAGATTAAGGAAGGAAAGACCCGCGTTTTTTGCGGTGCTCCTATGCCTTGGAGTCTCGTGGTGCGCATGTATTTGCTTAGCACTATCCGATTGATTCAGAAAAATAGGTTCTTATTCGAATCTGGACCAGGAACCATTGCTCAATCCACCGAGTGGGATGATATTTACGAATACATCACACAATATGGTGAGGGAAGAGTGATTGCGGGAGATTATGGTAAGTTCGATAAACGCATGCCTGCGAGTGTAATTCTTGCGGCATTTGACGTTATTAAAAGCATCTTGCTTGCAGCTGGATGGTCTGATCGCGATTTAAAAGTGGTGTGTGGTATTGCTGAAGATACAGCTTTTTCCACCATTGATTTCCACGGCGATCTAATTCGCTGTTATGGCACAAATCCTTCTGGTCACCCTTTAACGGTCATTATTAATGGTCTCGCTAATAGTTTGTATGTTCGGTACTGCTACTATTTGAACCACCCTATGTCAACGTGTACAGATTTTAAGAAGCACACTTCACTGATGACGTATGGGGATGATATGATTATGGGTGTTAGCCCAGAATGCACGTGGTTTGACCACACTAAGATGCAACAAACATTGGCAGACATAGATATTCAATTTACTATGGCTGATAAGGAGCGCCCTAGCGTACCTTTCATTCATATCGACGAAGCTACATTTCTGAGACGCTCATGGCGTTTTGAACCAGAATTGCAAAGTCGAGTTTGCCCTATTGAGCACGATTCTATTGAAAAGATGCTCACCACATGTGTGGAGTCTAAGACTGTGTCTATGGAACTCCATGCTTTGTCCGTTTTGGACACCGCCTGCCGGGAATATTTCTGGTATGGCAAAGAGACATTCGAGAATAAGCGTAAGCTATTTAATTCTTGGATAGACGAACTAGAGTTGCTGGAGTATCTAGAGCGTCCTCTTCCCACATGGCATAGTCTATGTGAAGAGTTCAAACAAAACTCCAAACTTCGGGTGTAAAAGCCCCCTGGGTACCTAATTACCCAACCCAAAGTTAGGAGATAGAGGTAATCCTCTCTTGTGATGTAGATTGACAATCTCTTCACTCGCAATATTTTGTTTGCATTAAGAATTTATTTGCAGAGTGTGGACTCTGCCCCAGTAGCGCTTCAAGAC